TTACGAGAACTGCGAAGGATCTAGAAACTGACTCATCGCGGTGAACGCACCGCGGTAGGACATATCACCAGACAGCGGCCCGGCCGCAAAGCGGAAGGCGTTGTGGGTGTTGCGAAGGCAGCCCATGACGCCATTTGCATTCCCACCTGCCGCGTAGCAAGACACCCGGACACAATATGCGGGACCAAGGCCTGGTCGGCCGGCATCAACTTCCCGAGATCCGGGCATTTGATTGGTGTTCCCGGACAAGGAACGCCGCTTCGCACGTCGCGAGAATCGACACAAGCCCTCGGATGGGGTTGGTGCATTCCCGCAGCTCACCCCGACGGACGATTCGGGGTGCCGGAGAAGCATTGGCCGGGGCGGCGCGTGCCACGGGCGCTGATTAGCCCGCGCGGACATGGTGGCGCGATCCGTTCCTAGCGGTAGAGTGCGCGGACCTTGCCCCAGGTCGTCTCCCGAATGGCAACCGTTGGCATCCAATCGAGCACGCGGATCTGGTCGAGCCACATCTTGGAACCCGCAACGGGATTCTGCGTTGGTCCAACCAAGATGTGACTCACCTCTCCCGTCGGACTCATGGTCAGATCGAGCGCCGCCAGTGTGCCGTCGAGCCAAACCGAGTAGGTCCGTGCGTCCATGTTAAGCGCGATGAGGATCGGGAAGGATCGTCCCGTCGGGGCGCTCCCTATCGTCTGTGTGGGCCCTCCGGTGCTCCAGACATTGACGCCCGAATCCCAGTTGATCGTCATTGCAAAGACGGTGGTTCCCCAGTTCGCCGAGTAGATATGGATGTCGTATTCGTGTTGACTGGACAACTCTTCGAACCAGACATCCGCAACCAAGACCACCAGGCCGGAGTTGGGGTCGACCCCGTCCAAGAGTTCAAAGACAGCTCTGGCAAGCCCGGGAGTGGATGCTTGCTCGATCTCGAGACACGGGGTGTTGAACGGTGCCGATCGGACGGTCGCGGTGCATGGCCCTTCCAGCCAGGCGGGCTCTCCGGCCGCGGCCCCGCTGGTTCCGATCGGTGCATCGATCGTCTTGTCGTCGAAGGTTGCTTCCAGGTAGGTCTGGTCTGCGCGCACGGTGACGGCCGCCGTCAGAAGGAGAGCGACCAACGGCACGAACATGGACGCGGCTTTCATGCTTCGTTCCCTCCTCGGTCCAGGCGGCGATGGATCCAGCAGGAGCTCCCGCGAATCCTGGCCGGGATCGTCGCGGATGAGTATCGATCCGGCTTCCCCACGGTTGCAAGGTGATTCGGGCAGGATATCTCCTCTGCAAGCCCTTCCGACCTGACATGCTTGCGATTTGGCATTGGTCCCTGTAACGCCGCCTGACGCAAACGATCTTGACACCCGCCCGCTCCCCGCGTAGAAACTGACTCATCGCGGTGAACGCACCGCGGTAGGACATCACCAGACGGCGGCCCGGCCACCAGGTGGAAGGCGCTCGTGGGTGCTCCGGCAACGGAACCACGGCGCTTCTTTCTTTTCCTGCCGGGCGCTCCCACCTGATCAATGCCCTCCCTAGCAGCCTGGCCTGTGGGGGAACATGGACTTCCTGGATGACCCCGAGGAGATGACGGCGGAGCAACGGCTGACAGAAGTTGCGGCCTTGCTGGCTACGGGCTACTTGCGCCTCAAGACCCGCCCGTTCACCGAGAATCCCCTGGACTCTCTCGACGCCCCGATGCCCTTGTGTGGTCAGGAGGGTGTCGCCTGATGAAGCACGCGCTCGACCAGCGGATCGAGGCGCTCCGGGACATGACGATCGCGGAGCTACGCGAGGCTTACCAGCAAGCATTCGGGGAGCCGACCACGTCCAAGCACAAGGATTTCCTCCGCAAGCGCATCGCATGGCGCCTCCAGGCGAACGAGCACGGCGGCCTATCGGAACGGGCCCTGCGGCGAGCAGAGGAGCTTGCCAAGGACTCGGACCTGCGCCTGGTGGCACCCAGGACCGTCGTGGAGCACTTCACGCCCAAGCACGACCGACGCCTGCCCATGCCAGGGGCCGTGCTGACCCGCGAGTACCGGGGCCGCACCGTCACGGTCACCGTGCTGGACGAAGGCTTCGAGTACGAGGGCGCTGTCTACCGGTCGCTGACGGCGGTGGCGAAGACGGTGACGGGCAGCCACTGGAATGGCTACCTGTTCTTCGGCATCGCGAAGGGGACGACCCGATGATCCGCCGCGCTGACCCCAAGCCCACCACGACCCGTTGTGCCATTTACACCCGCAAGTCCACCGAGGAGGGCCTCGAGCAGGAGTTCAACTCCCTGGATGCGCAGCGGGAGGCGGCCGAGGCGTACATCGCAAGCCAGAAGCACGAGGGATGGACCTGCCTGCCTGACGCCTACGACGACGGCGGGTTCACCGGCGGGAACATGGACCGACCCGCGCTCAAGCGGCTCATGGCCGACGTCGAGGCCGGCCGGGTCGACTGCGTGGTCGTGTATAAGGTCGATCGCCTGAGCCGGTCTTTGCTCGACTTCGCCCGGATCATGGAGGTCCTGGACAAGCACCGCGTCTCCTTCGTGTCGGTGACCCAGCAGTTCAACACATCGACCTCCACCGGACGCCTGATGCAGAACGTCCTACTCTCCTTCGCCCAGTTCGAGCGGGAGATCATTGCGGAGCGCACGCGAGATAAGATGTCTGCCGCCCGCAGGAAGGGCAAGTGGGTCGGTGGAGTGCCGGTCCTCGGCTACGACGTGGATCCCCAAGGCGGGCGGATCGTGGTCAACGAGGTCGAGGCCAAGCGGGTTCGGGCGATCTTCGACCTGTACGTCGAGAAGGAGTCCCTCACCGAAACCCTCCGGGAAGTGAATCGCCGTCGGTGGACGACGAAGGCGTGGGTCACGAAGAAGGGCAAGGCTCGAGGCGGCACCCCGTTCGAGAAGAACACGCTCTTCCACTTGCTCACGAGCCCGATCTACGTCGGGAAGGTGGACCACCGGGGCACGGTCTATCCGGGGGAGCACGACGGAATCGTCGATGAAGCGGTCTGGAGCCGTGTCCAGCGGCTCCTTCGACACAACGGCCGATCGGGCGGTCGGGCGGTAAGGAACCGGTACGGGGCGCTGCTGCGGGGGCTGCTCCGCTGCGCACCCTGCGATGCCGCCATGACCCACACCTACACCCAACGGGGCGAGCGCCGGTACAGGTACTACGTCTGCGGCCATGCGCAGAAGCAGGGATGGGACACCTGCCCGACGAAATCGCTGCCAGCGGGGGAGATCGAGAAGTTCGTGGTCGACCGCGTTCGGGCGATCGGGACGGACGCGACGCTGCAGGCCGAGGTGTTCAGGCAGACGCGGGTGGCCACCCATGAGCAGGCCGATCGGTTGGCGTCGGAGCGCCGTGCGCTGGAGGCCGATCTGAGGCGGTCCGCAGCCGAGGTGAAGCGCCTCGTGGGATCGACCCAGCGGGCATCGGCGACCACGGCACGGCTCGCTGAGCTGCAGGAATTGACCAGCGCCGCCGAGCAGCGGCTCGCGGAGGTCCACGCCCAGGAGGCCGCCCTCGCCCGGGAGCAGATCAACGAGGCCGACCTCGCGACGGCGCTTCAGTCGTTCGACCCCGTCTGGGAAACCCTGTCGCCCCGGGAGCAAGCCCGCGTCGTCCACCTGCTCGTCGAGCGGGTCGCCTACGACGGGGCGGAGCAGAAAGTGGCCGTGACGTTCCGGCCGGGCGGGATCAAGGTCCTGGCCCAGGAGGTGGGATAGTGGCACAGCAGACGGCCTCAGGCGCGCACACGGGCGCACACGTCGGCCCGACGGTGGAGTTCGAGGTGCACTTCCGGGCTGGTGCGCGTGGACGGCGACGGATGCGCACGGGGGTCACCCCCGCGCCGAAGGCGGTCGCGCCAGGACGCATCCCGCGGATCTCGCGGTTGATGGCACTCGCGATTCACTTCGACGCTCTGATCCGGAAGGGGATCGTGCGGGACTACAGCGAGATCGCGAGGCTCGGGGGCGTCAGCAAGGCGCGGGTCAGCCAGGTCATGAATCTGCTGAACTTGGCTCCGGGGATTCAGGAGGAGATCCTGTTCTTGCCGTCCGTCGTCAGAAGGGAAGATGTAACGGAGAGAAGCTTGCGGGAGCTCCGAAGGGACATCCTCTGGGGATCGCAGCGAAAGAGGTGGGCCAGCGGGTGTCTGAGAATCGACGAGCAGCGGCCAACTCCTTGATGTCATTGTGGTTACGTGCGGCACTTGGCATGCGAACGCACGTTCGCTACCCTCTTCCTGGTCGGACTGGTGTCCTCGGTAGCCATGCTCATCGTCCCAGGTGCCAGGACTTCCGGGGCAGGACCGTGACCGAAGGACGGGAGGGAGCAGCATGAGAAAACGTGGTCCGTATCCGTTTGAGACCCATGTGGCAGAGAAGCTCATTCGTATTCAATGGATCCTCGAGGGACGGAACGGTCCAGACGGCGCGGGACCTGACGGTAAACAGTCGCCGGATGACGGGGGAGTGGACCTTCCCCCTACGCCTGGACTCCCAGAGGCGCGGGAAGCGGCCAAAGAGGTGCTGCGTGCGCTGGTACGTGGCGCTGAGGATCTCGGTCCAATCGACCGCAAAGCCCTTGAGGATGCATGCAGGAGAGTCGCATACGACGAGCAGTTCGGTATTCTCCTGGCTCTTCCGTCAAGGGAGCTTGAGACGATCGAGTACGCCGAGCTCATTCTTACGGACCCGAAGCGCAAGATCTCGGAGCCCCCTCAGAATCCCGAGAAGCGAAAGCCTGTGATCCCTCCTTGCCCGAAGGGGGTCGGCGCAGACACGCATGACAGGCTGTGGAAGGCCCTGCCCGAGGCGGGCTGGTTCCGCACGGGTGATATCTCGAAGGACAAGAGGGTCAGAGTGAGCGAGACCACCGTCCGGGTGTGGTGCCATGCCATGAAAGCGCGATACCTAGAGCACAATGGCGAGACGGGGAAGGGCAGTCTATACAGACGTCGCCCAAAGTAGGTGCGGCTAATCGTCGGTAACCGTCGCTTACCGCTGGAAATCATCGCTTCCCGTCGCTAACCACCGCCGGTACCCGTCGCTAAAGCGTGGTCGAATCAGGCCATGCAGAACCCAAGCACAACTGAGCTCCTAACGACCGCCCAAGTTGCCGAGCGGCTTCACGTGTCGACTCGCACCGTCATTCAGTGGGCACGGCAGGGGCGGATCCCCGAGCTGCGGCCATCGCCACGCATTCGTCGCTTCTCATGGGTCGCGGTGCTTGAGGCTCTAGAAGATCCCGGGGCGAGAGGCGGGCAGCTGCAATGAAGCTCTCTGACCGTCCAACTCGCTCCGGGGAGCTGCGGCGCTCCTCCTTGTCACCTGAGGGACGGAGACTCCTCGAACTAGTCCAGCAAGTTGATTTCGGGTACATCGAAGATCTCCCCGTGCTCGAGGGAGTGCCAGTTCTCCATCCACCGCCGAGGATCGTACGGGTCATCAAGCTGAGGGAGTTCGAGCAAGCACGTGCTGAACGCGCCGCGGGCGACTTCGCGCTGAAGGCGCAGATGCTGGGCCTGCTCATGCTCATTCGTGAGATCGGGAACGGAACGGTGAAGCGGATCGAGATCCAAAACGGACTTCCGGTCAAGGTCGAGGTCGAAGGGATCGGCGAATCGTAATGCAAAGAGCTTCGATCCTGCGATGAAGGGAAGCCCGATCACAGGGCGCAGTCACTTCGGAGTGAATCCGTAACCAAGGAGGGCAGTCATGCCAAGGGTCAACTTCAACCGGCTACAAGCTGAGAGGACCTTCTCGCCACTCCCGGATGGTGAGTACCGCTGCCGGCTGCGCGATGTTGAGGAGACCGTCACGCGGAACGGGGACGCGATGTTCAAGCTCACGTGGGAGGTCATCCAAGGCGCGCATGGGGGACGGAGGATCTTCGACAACCTGGTCTTCTCCGAGCGCGCGTTGAAGCGGCTGAAGCACGTCTGCTCTGCGCTAGGGCTTTGTGTGACCGGGGAGATCGACCTGACGCCGGAGATGATCCAGGACCGGGAGTGCATGGTCACGGTCGCCAGCGAGGACTGCATCGATGAGGCCGGGACGACAAAGACTCGCAACCGGGTGCTCTTCGAGGGCTATCGGTCGGTCGAGCCCGCAATCCAAGGCGAAGTCGAAGACGAGTCTACGGGGCCCATTCCCTTCTAGCCATGAACCTACCCGTCATTGCGATCGACACGCGGGAACAACGGCCATACGCGTTCCCGAAGGCGACGGTCAAGACGCTACCGACGGGTGACTACTCGATCGAGGGGCTCGAGCATCTCGTCGCCATTGAGAGGAAGACGTCCGCAGACGCGTACGCCTCGCTGGGGCGCGGACGCCAGCGATTCCACGCGGAGGTGGAGCGCCTCGCTCGTCTTGACTACGCGGCGATCGTGATCGAATCGGGGTTCTCTGAGTTCCTGCAGCCGCCGATGTTCTCACACATGAACCCACGGGCGGCAATCAACACGCTCCTAGCGTGGTCGGTCCGATACGGAGTCCACGTCTTCTTCGCCGGAGATCGAGAGCATGGAAACGCCTTAATGCGGACGTTGCTTGAGATGTACGTGAGGTACCGGGACAGGGATGCGGTCGAGGGATGTCGGAATGAGGAACGGGTCTTGAAGGAGTCTGACTGAGACTGTCCGGTCTAGCGATGGGACAGGTCGGGAGCGCCTAGCGATGGACCACGAAGCGACGAGAGGCGGCGAGATGGTGCCGATGCCTGGCACGGACGATCCGCTCGCGTGGGCGATCTGGTACGGGAGACGGGGCTGGCAGGTCTTTCCTCTGTGGCCGGGGCAGAAGACGCCTCTTACCGAGCATGGCTTTCACGATGCATCGGCGGATGAACGCGTGATCTGTGCCTGGTGGAGTCGCTGGCCCGATGCGAACGTCGGGCTAACGATGCGAAGTTCGGGCCTGTTGGGGATCGACATCGACTCCCACAGGGCCGAAGCGAATGGACACGAGACGTTGGCCAAGCTTGAAGCGGAGAACGGCCCGCTCCCTGACACCGTTGAGGCCGTGACCCCAGGTGGCATCGCCGGTGGACGGCATCTGCTCCTCCAGCATCCTGGGACGTCACTGACCTCCTCTCGCGACGTACTTGGGCCGGGAATCGATGTGCTGGACAACGCTTACATGGTTGCACCGCCATCCATCCATGCCTGCGGGAAGCGGTACGCGTGGCGCGCCGGGCACGAGCCGAATGCGATCGAGCCGGCGGTCCTGCCCCAGTGGCTCCTCGAGAAGCTCACGCCGAATGAAGAACCGCGAACGGGCCTGTCTGTGGACGATCCCGACACGCCGATCAACCGCATCCTCCGGTTGCTTCCCGACGCACACCCTGCGGGCCGGGGTTGGAAGGCACTGTGCCCCGCCCATGATGACCACGATCCGAGCTTGAGCATCAGCGAGGCGGAGGACGGGCGCGTGCTGATGAAATGCTTTGCGGGATGCGCCGCCGTTGACGTCGCCCGCGCACTTGGGATAGAGATGCGCGATCTGTTTCCAACCTTGAAAGTCGTGGGAGGCAACGGCAAGCGGTTGCGAGCCGCGGGCATCAGACCGGACGCTCGAAACACCTTGGTCAGCGCGCCCTTCAGCGACCTCGGGAATGCGGAACGGCTGCAGGCGTTGTATGGCGATGGAATTCGCTACTGCCTGGAGCGGGATTGGTTCGTTTGGAATGGCTCCATATGGGAGCAGGATCCAGGCCCCCTGGTCCCGGCGTTGGCGGCAGAGACGGCAAGGCGCACCCTTCGGACCGCTGCTGACTTGGCGGACGAGGAGCAGAGAAACAACCTCGCCAAGCATGCCCTCAAGTTCGAGAGCGTACAGCGAGTCCATGCAGCTGCCTCTCTAGCGCAGGGGTTTCCGGACCTGCAGGTGAAGGCCGTCGACCTGGATAGCGATCCTTGGATCCTGAACACACCGAGCGGGCTTGTGGACCTACGGACAGGCGAGTTGAGACCCCACGACCCAACACGCCTTTGCACTAAGATCACCGGCGCCCCGTATGAACCGGGCACGGACTGCCCGCGATGGGAAGAATTCCTTCTCGAGGTGTTCCAACAGGACGTCGATCTCGTCCTCTTCATGCAGAGAGCCTTCGGGTATGCGTTGACCGGGGACACCTCGGAGCAGGTCCTCTTCTTCCTCTGGGGTGCCGGGGCGAACGGCAAGACGGTTCTTCTGGAGGCACTTCGATTCGTGCTCGGGACCTACGCCCGAACGGCCCCGATGGCCTTGTGGCTCTCCGACCGCAACGAACATGCCAATGCCGCAACACCGGACCTCGCCGCACTCAAGGGTGCACGGTTCGTCACCTCGATCGAATCGAATGCGGAGCGCCGCCTCAACGAAGGGCTCGTCAAGGGTGTGGCCGGAGGCGACCGAGTGGCCGCCCGAGAGCTATTCGGTCGACCCTTCGAGTTCGACTTCGAGGGAAAGGTCTTCTGCGCTAGCAATCACCGGCCGGTGATCAAAGGGGCTGATGAGGGGATATGGCGTCGATTCCTCCTGGTCCCGTTCACGCGGACGTTCGCGCCCGAAGAGCGAGACAAGCATCTGCTGGAAAAACTCAAGGGGGAGGCGAGCGGGATTCTTCGGTGGGGAGTTGATGGATGCCTGACCCTCCAGCGGCGCGGTCTTCAGCCTCCCAAGCAGGTCCGGATCGCGAGCACGGAGTACCGCGAGGAGCAGGACCCTCTGGGTGTCTGGATCACGGAGCGATGCACTCAGGACCCCAGCACCGCATCTCCGACCGGGGATTTGTACAGAGATTTCAGCGAGTGGGCGGAGCAGAGCAACGAGGAGGCGATGACGGCTGAGGCTTTCGGCAAAGCACTTGGGAATCGCGGTTTCGCTTCCCAGAGGACGAAGAAGACGCGACTTCGCAAGGGGTTAGCCTTACTTGGTCGAGAGGTCCAGACGACCCTGGAAGGGTCCGGAGGGGGTGACGGGTGACGGGTGGTGACGGACCTGCGCAGAAGTTTCTCTATGTATCTCTCACGAAGGGGACCTTTAGCGCGGACCCGTCACCACCCGTCACCCGTCACCTCGGGGGAGAGGATCGAGTGGCGATGAGGTCAGGTAAGACGACCCGCGGCGGGTGTTCACTGGCGGGGCCTGTGCGCCTCCTCGACGCCCTTACGGGCCCCACCCGCGCTGCCCATGGTCGGGTCCTCTACGAGCGCAACTCCGCGAGTGAGCAGGCCCGGCCCAATGGGGATGGCCAGCAGATGGACCTTACCCAGCGCGCAGCCGTGACCGGCGTGTGGGTGTCTGGAGCAGATCGGGAGGACGATCGATGAACCGGGATGAGGCGTGCCAGGTGTTGACGGGTTTGATGTTCCTATTGGCGCTGCTGCAGCTCCTCGTCATGGCGATAGATGCGGGGGTCCCTCTCTCGATGCCCTTGTTGCCAAGAGCGACAACCCCGGGCAGCGGCGTCCGGGGGTTGTCGACCCGTCTGTCGAGCAAGCTACTTGCGGCTGGCCTGCGCCTCCTCCATCAGCTCCGTCACCGCCTTCAGGTCGCCACGCGCTCCGGCGAGGACGATGGCCTTCACGAACCTGCTGGCCTTGGCCGAGCCGGTGGCGGCGTGCAGTTCATCCCTCTCGGTGCGGGTGAGCCGGAAGGCGAAGACCACGATCTCCCCGGCATCGTCGGGCGGGGTCGCGGGCTCGTCCGTCGCGGGGCTCTTTGCCTTCTTGGGAGCCTTCGCCGGCTTCGGAGGGGCCGGATCGCTGCTGACGATCACCGCGACGGCATTCTCGGCGATGGCGGCGGCCTTCCCCGTCCTCCGCGGCGTCCCGACCGGAGTGACCGCGTCGTGGGCTGGCTTCTGCTGATCCTTGCGGTTGCGATCTTCGCCGCCGAGCTTCTTCTCCTTCTTCGTGCTCATGGCATCTCCTCCTGGCCCAGGTCTTTGCCCGGCCGATTAAGGGTTCAGGGTACGGATCAACTCATCGACGACCGTCTCCGTGGGGTCGTCTGCTCTCTTGCAGGTGGTCTGGAGCACCCGCTTGAGGGCGCTGAACTTCGATGCATGCTCGGCGATGTCGCGAATCAGGGACGTCGACATGACGGTGTCGTAGACGCTGGGCATGCCGTAGGCCTCGTTCTTCCGGACCTCATCGGCGAGGTTCCGGGCAAGCCACTCGAGCTTCGCGATGTACTGCTCGTACTGCCCAATGGCGTCCACCAGGACCCACACGCGAGTGTCGTCGCGGGCCTCGGGGAACACCTTCATGAGCTCACTGACCTGCTCCCGGGTGACCACGACTTTCTGGATCTCAGGTGGTGCCGCAGGTGCGTTCTCCCGGTTGGCCACCGAGTTTCGTCTGGCGATTCGTCCGTTCATCGGCCTCCTCCTTCAGAGCCCGTACGACTTGGCCACACTGGCCACGACGTCCGGATCGCATCCACGGATCTCCTCGACGGCATCCATCACGAGGCGGGCGAACCGTCTGCGGTCGAGCCCGTCCAGGGTGCCCACGTAGACCCGCATGAACGCCTCGACGTGGGCGGGCTCGATTCCCGAGATCCCCTTTCGATCGAGGATCCCGCGGATCGTCTCTTGGTAGGTCGGGATGTGCTTCATCCTCATCCTCCGTTTCGCGGGTGCGTGATCGCGCCCGCATTGCAATACAGCCGCTGTTGCGCGGGAAGCTCCAGCGAAAGAAGCGCAGAAAGGTGGGAAATCGCATGAGGCGTCACCACTCGCGAAAGCTCGCCCTGTGGTCCGCATTGCCGCCATATCTGGGCGGAAAGCGGAGGCTTTGTCCGCTCATCTTCCGCGAAGTGGACCGGATCCTGCCAAGGGCGCGATGGAACGGGATGACGTTCCTGGACGGCTTCATGGGTGGCGGATCCGTGTCCCTTTTCGCCAAGGCGCAGGGCTTCCGTGTCGTAGCCACAGATATTGCCGAGCGATCGATCGTAGTCGGGCAGGCCTTGATCGAGAACAGCCGGGTCCGCCTCACGCGCGAGAATGTGCTCCGGATCGCAGCACCGTCGGACGACCCGCCTGGCCGGATCGAACGGGACTACGCCCCAAAGACGTTCACGGGCGCCCAGGCGCGGTTGCTGGACCGATCCCTAGTCTTGGCCACAGAGACGCCCGATTCCACCAAGGCGGCCCTGTTGCGCCTCCTCGCCATCCGCGTCGCGTTGCTCGCGCACCCGATGGCGCAGGTTCGGGCCGGCACGATCCACCGGCTGTCGACGGGGGAGTACGAGTCGATCACGGAGTCTTGTCTGTACCACTACGTGGACGGGATGCGGCTCACGCGACCGGAGAAGCTCTGCGAGCTTGCATGGCAGATCAATGCGGGGGTGTTCGAGGGCAAGGCCACGGTGATCAAGGCAAGCGTGCTTGATCGACTTCCCGAGATCGAGGCTGAAATCGCGTACTTCGATCCTCCGTACCCAGGGGTCATGTCCTACGAGAAGGAATACAAGGTCATCGACGAGATCCTGGAGGGGCGGTCCCGTCCGACGAGCCCATTCACGGCACGCGACGGAGCCGAGATGCTGGACACCCTCTTCGAGCGCGCGCAGCACATCCCGGTCTGGCTGCTATCGCTGGGCAACGCCGTGGTCGGGCTCGATGACCTCGAAGCCAAGATGACCCGCTTCGGCCGCCAGACGCGGGCGATCGAGATCAAGTACAAGCACCTGCCGGCGGTGGCGACCGCACAGAAGAACAAGGAGAACAGGGAGTTCCTGGTCGTGGGGTGGGATCCGGATCGGGTCTCGAAATACAACGTTACAGGTCAGGACGTGGCGCTGATAGGAGGGCCGACGCATGAATGACGAAGCGAACACGCTGCAGCCGCAGGCCGAGCGCATGGGGACCCGCATCGGTGCTCGCATGGTGCCTCTGGATGACCTGATCCCGCATCCGTTGAACGCGAACGTGATGCCGGACGAACTGCGCGAGAAGCTGCGCGTCCACATCCAGAGGACGGGTAGGTATCCGTTCATCGTCGTGCGGCCCCATCCGCGCGAGCCGGGGAAGTTCGAGATCCTCGACGGCCACCACCGTGTGTCGGTCCTGCGGGATCTGGGGCATACGGAGGCGCGGTGCGACGTCTGGGGCGTGACGGACCGGGAGGCGAAGCTCCTCCTCGCCACCTTGAATCGCCTCGAAGGCCAGGACCAGCCCATCCGCCGGGCACAGTTGCTCCACGAACTCCTCGGCGAGATGAGTCTCGATGACCTGGCAGGACTCCTGCCTGAGACCGATCGCCAGCTCGAGGAGCTGCACTCGCTGTTGGAGTTCCCGGCCGAGGAGATCGCGGCCTTGCTCGAAGAGACCGCAGAGCAGGAAGAGAGGGTCTTGCCTCGGGTCATGTCCTTCGTCGTGACTCCAGAGCAGGAGCAGTTGATCGATCAGGCGGTGGAGCTGGCGAGCGACGGTACACCGGGTCGGGACCGCAAAGCTCGCGGCCTCGCCAATTTGGCTCAGCGTTACATGGAGGATCGAGATGCCCAAGATCCTAGTCAAAGCACGTGAGGAAGCCCGCCGGCTGTTTCTGACCGGCGAGGTGTCCCGGAACAGCGAGATCGCGTCACGCCTGGGCGTGAAGGCCCACACGGTCGGCCGGTGGAGGAAGGACGAGGACTGGGACGAGCTCCGGCGCAAGGTCGAGCGCCGGGCTGCGGAGATGTTCGCCGAGAAGATCGCGAGCGACCGCGTCACGCTCAACCTGCGTCATTACCGGATGTGGGAGCTGCTCATCGCCAAGCTCGCCGAGGAGCTCAAGGGCAAGCAAGCCATTCCCATCCGGGAGTTGGAACGTATCTCCGGAATCCTGGATCGGGCCCAGAAGGGCCAGCGCTTGGCCAAGGGGTTGTCCATCACGGGGGAGACCGAAGAGGCGATCCGGGCGCAGTCGGAAGCCGACACCCGGCATCTGATCGATGTGTTCGTCGATACGGTGAAGGAGCACGTCCACGATGAAAGCACCAGGGAGCAGATCCGGCAGGCGATCCTTGCCGCCCTACCTCAGGAAGAGGACCCGGGAGCTGACGAGCCCGGCGCGGCGGTCGGTTAGCGACCCCCTGGCCCAGTGGGCGCTCCGCAAGATCCGGCTGGAGGGAGTGCCGTTCTCGTTTGCGGGGCACGAGTACCTGCGGTCCATTTACGACGACACCTCGGTCCACGTGGTGCTCTCCAAGGCTGCCCAGATCGGAGGAACCACCTGGGCGATCCTGCGGAGCATCCATGCCTGTCTCCAGGGCTTGAACGCGATGTACTTCTTCCCGACGAAGACGGACGTGCTGGAGTTCTCCAAGGCCCGTGTGAGCCCTCTGGTGGCTGACAACCTGTTCCTGACCCAGTTGATGCGGGAGACGGACACGGCGGGCCTGAAGCGCATTGGAGAGGCCTACCTGTATCTGCGCGGGATGCTCTCACCGGTGGGGATGAAGTCCGTGCCGGCGGACATGGTCGTCTTCGATGAACTGGACGAAGCGACTCCGGCGGCCCGAGCTCTGGCGCTGGAACGTCTGGCCCACTCGGACTACAAACGCGTGATCGAGCTCTCGAATCCATCGCTGCCCGACTACGGGATCGACGAGCAGTACCAGAAGTCCGACCAGAGGCACTGGACGCTCCGGTGTCCCTCTTGCGGCCACTGGACGGCGTTGGACAAGGACTTCCCAGCCAAACTGGGTCAGGAGGTCCGGATCATCCTACCTCGAGAGGATGGCACCTGGTACCGGGCCTGCCCGAAATGCTCCAAGGAACTCGACCTCGCCGCGGGTGAGTGGGTCGCCGACTTCCCGGACCGGAAGATCCACGGCTACCGGATCTCGCAGCTCTTTAGCTCCAAGGTCGATCCGGGAGAGATCCTGCACGAGTACCGGACGGCGCAGTATCCGAATCGCTTCTTCAACCTCAAGATCGGCATCCCCTGGACGGACCTGGGCACCCGCTTGGACACGATGTCCGTGCTCTCCCTCTGCGGCGAACAGCCCATGGCCGACTCAGACAGCAGCGGGACCTGCACGATGGGTGTGGACACCGGCAAGAACCTCCACGTCGTGATCCTCCGGGACGTGGGAAGCGAATATCTGGAGAGGCGGGAGCTGCTCCACGTCGGCGTCTGCCACGAGTTCGGGGAGCTGGATGCGTACCTGGATCGCTTCCATGTCGAGCGCTGCGTCATCGACGGACTTCCCGAGACCCACGCCACCCGGGAGTTTGCCAAGCGCCACCCCTGGTGCGTCTTCATGTGCTTCTTCAACGAGCACCAACGGGGCTCGCTCCACTGGGACCACACCTCCTGGACCGTCCAGGGAAACCGTACGGAGGCTCTGGACGCCTCCAGGGCGGCCATCCGGGAGAAGAAGGTCACGCTCCCACGCCGCTCAGCCCAGATGGAGCAGTTTGCGAAGCACATGATCTCCGACGCCCGGATGCTGAAGGAGGACGAGGAGACGGGCGTGAAGAAGTTTCGGTACGTGCGGCTGGGGGAGAACCACTTCAGCCTGGCGTTCACTTACGCCTGGATGGCCGGCATGAATCGGCTCCGAGCCGGCGTGTGGGGGAGATAGGCGCGTGGCCTCAGCAGGCGGGATGCCGCCTGCGAGCCTGACAGATTTCCAGTGTTGGCGGACCGATCAATTCTCTGGCAACATCTGCTCATGGTCGTCACGTACCTCGACAACAGCAACCTCAACCTGCTGTCCGAGCTCAAGCGGCGCGATCCTGGTCGATACCGTCGGTTCCTTCACCGCTGGGCCGAGCATGGAGCGGTTCTGGCTGTCTCCATGGTGCACTACGTGGAGCTGGCCGGGTCGGACTTCCCCGAGGCACGAGACGCGAGATACTCCGTCATCGAGGATCTCGTTCCGGTCAGGAGCGACATGATCCTGGATCCGGCGACACCAAGTTGCTTGCGGCAAGTTTCGGGCCGTGAAGTCATGATTGCAATTGCCAAGCGGCTGAATCCAGATGGGCCGCTCTCCCGACTTGACCGTTACTGGGCGGGCTTTCCTAGCATCTTCGCAGATGCCGAGCTCCTACGAGGAGCAAGGACATTCGAAGATCCCGACATAAGGGAGGCTCTTCGGATGCTCGACGCGGGGGCGAAGCTGGCTACCAACGCGGCTAGCCGACCCGAAGGGACGAAATACAAGAGGACCAAGGCGGCAGATCTCGACTGCGAACCTCCTCCCCGAGAACAGATTGACAAGTTGATTCAGGCTGGACAGGAAGCCGCGTGGGCAGACCCGGAAGTGGCCGAGCTCTTCGCATCGCTACCACCTGAGGTCAGAGACGATGCGCGACAAAGAGCGCAGGACATTATGGACGAGATGTTCCGAAGCATGTCCGAGTCGGGACCGCTCAATGGTGTGGCGTCCCTGATGAATGCAGAGCCCGATGAAATCAGGGGCATGTACCTAGATGACGTTGGGGCGCAGTCGGTTCTCCGAGAGAAGGTCGGGCAGGTTGCAGCGGAAGTGTTCGGCATCACGGAAGAGCACCAAGCGCGGGATCTTCAATCGACAATCTCGCTCCGTAACTGCCCGGGCATGTGGATCCGACATAACACCGAGCTGGAGCTAAGGAGGGGCGTTTGTCACGACGTCCCGAGCACCTACTTCGACTTGGATCACCTAGCTCACTTGCCGTACGCCGACATCTTCTTCTGCGACAAGCGAATCGCGCACTACGTCCGGCAGGCACATCAACGGGAGTCGGGACTAGAAATCTGGGAGCGCATTCGACCACCGATCGCTGTACCGGCGACCGTTGAAGCCATCGAGGAGGCTTTGTCCCGTGGACCCTTCGAGTGGTAGGCGGTGAGAATCAGTTGGCCTCTCGACGTAGGCGGTGGTCGTTCCGGTCTCAGCACACGAGCCTGCGCACGCGATCCCTGAGGTCTTCATCCGAGACATGGGTGTAGATCGTGGTCGTCAGCGGGCTCGCATGGCGTGCGAAGCGCTGGGCCAGGAAGAGGTCGCGGGATGCCCGGTAGACGTTGGTGACGGCGGTGTGGCGCAGGGTGTGGAAGCAGTAGAGCCGATCGAACCCCGCCCGTTCCTGCCACTCCCGGAAGAGCACCTGGACCCGGCGAGGGGAAATTCGGCGACGGGAGAGACCGCAGAAGAGCGGTGCCTGAGGATCGAGGCTCTCATGGTGCTCGAGCTTGTATCGCCAGAAGGCGGTGAGCTTGGGCTCCAGTGCATCGGGCAGGAACACATTGCCAGATCGGCCTCGCTTGGCGATCTCCGGCCGAACATAAACGCGCAGACGGGGTTGGCCAGCGGGGAAGAAGAGGTCCCCGACCACCAAGCCGATCAACTCACCCAAACGCAGGCCCGTACCCAGCGCTAGGGAGAAGATGACGTGATCCCGAGGGTGGTCGGAGGTCGCATGCAGGAGAGCTTGCAGCTCCTCATGGGTCATGCTTTGGGGGCTCAGATGGGGCATAACGTGTTGTCTCCCTTTATGCTTCAGGATCGCGCTCTCGCACAGGACATCAAGGGGAGTTCACCACCAGAACGGCATCGAAAAACCGGGACATGGGGTCATGCGGTAACCCCTTCTTGGCGGCATGCCCTTCTTCGCTACGGGCATCTTGGGGACTAGCCGTCATGCCCTAACCCCGTCTTGGCGGCATCGCCATTTTCCGTAGGCCCATCTTGGCGGCATCAATTATAGAGAAGACGCTTGGGGCAGGTGCGTGCGGGTGGAGGCATGGAATCCCGTAACTCTTTGCCTCATCGCAGGCAAGGTGTAGGACGCCTGCCCATAACTGCCCCGGGGGGTGTGGATTCAGGCCTGAAAACTGCCCATAGACTGCCCCAAATGCCCCAATCGTGCCCCTATGACGCCCCAACGGCGTCCCGGACCGCCCAGGACGCCGCCATTCTGCCCATTCCGCTTGGACGTCGTCTACTGCTGGAATGACGACGTTCAGGCAGTCGCGCAGCGTCTTCGTCTTTAGAAGCGAAGACGACGTGATTGCCCGTGATCTGCCGCTTCGCTGCCAGTACTTGACATCCAGTTTGAATGCCTCTGTAGGAGAAGGTTGAAGTGTCAGGCATGGGCAGCGGGACACGCCGATATCGCCCACCCGTCTGCCGGATCCGGTACCCCAGTGCGAGGGGTTCGCCGCGAGCGCCCGAGCGCCAACGCCTGATCGCGGAACATCGCGGACCTGCTGCCTCCAACGACGCATCGACCTGAATCGGGGGAAGCCCCGATGGTTCTGGTGGTTACAGACCCCGCGGGAGTTCGATGCGTCGGGCCACAGTGAAGTGGAATGTGGTTACTCGGGTGGAGGTTTGGCATGTCTGGTCATGGCATTGACTTGGCGCCAGGACGTGTTTCAATGACTCTGGCGCGCTTCGAACATGAAAGAAGAGGTCGACGGCCACAGCACCACCGGAGGATTCTTGCCGAAGAAAACGACCAAGCAGTCCTTGGGAAGAGTCAGAGGCCGCGGCGCAGAATCGACTGCTGCCCCGGCGGTATGAACTCCGGTATCTGGCCAATGGAGCTTCCCCCGGGGCGGGCTCGTTCAGAGTGA